CCGTAAAGCGACGATTAACAAAGAAACCACCGGGAACTAGACCCTGATTACGTACAGAGTTGATAGCGTTCTGGTTGGTTGCACCATTTGTAGTAGTTGTTGGATTAACACCAATAACTGTTGTCATCTGGCTGTTTAGAATCTGATCTGCTGTAAAGGCAAGATCAGAAGGAACGTGAAGAGATTCAGCTTGTGCACCAATTAGAATGCCACGATCATCTTGAGTTTTTGAGATTGTAATAAGAGCAGTCTCAAGTGAAGCTTCAGATAGATCGGTAGCACCTAGAGTGTTGGACTGATTTCCGTCACCTACTGTAGGATGGGATGCTGAGAATAGTGCAACACCATCTCCACCAAGATAAGAAGTAGAGAAGCCATTATTGAAAACGTCTGCAGCTTTTACTTGCTTGGTGTTTGCCATTGCACGGGCAAGACCACGTGCACGAAGTTTGGCAAAAGTATCATAGAGGTTGTCTTCCATAGCTTCTTCAGTAACAGCAAATGCAAGAGCGACTGTTTCTGCTGTATAGCGAGCAGTATAGCCTTCCTGTGCGTCATCATACTGGACTGCAGCACCTTCACCCTTTACAGGTGCAGTACCAAAGCCGGTGAAAAGAACTTCTTCTTCAAATGCACGATCTGATTTTTCAATTTCGTAAAGTGGTTCATGTTCATTATCCACATCACCATATTCAATACCAAAGATAGCATTTAGACCGGGAAGAAGTTCCTTGGCAATACTAGCGCGATTAATAGCCATTTTTCAAATACTCCTTCTTAACCTGCTGGTGGCTCAGAAACGCCAGCAGATACATAAGCATCGTAGTGACGTACAATACGTACTTCTAGCTTAGGAAATGCTCGTTCTGCTGCCACATCAATATCATTACCGGGGATGTCAATAACGGCAATTGGACGAATCATGGCACTAGCGGTTGTGCGAGTACCTGCTTCAAGACCGAAACCTGACCGACCTGTAACAGTTGAGCCACTACCAAGAGTGACATTAAAGTTAAATCCACCATTAATGTCACCAATCGAAACTGAAGCATCAGCTTGAATTTCAAAGGTAGCATTTGGATCGTCAACAACCATTGCTTTAGCGTCAGTTGCTGAAAGAGCAGCAGTCCAAAAATTGGACCACTTAGGTTCTCCGTTTTCTACATAACGACAACCAGTGAAGACACCAATTGCTTTCTGTGTAATTGTAGTTAGGGCTACGACATATCCGGCTGCTTGTGAAACAATATCACCATTATACATTGCAGTGGCTGTACCTGAAGCGATTGGGTATTCATTCATACCGGAACCGTTAGGTGCACCACCACGTCGGCGGGAAGGGCGTAGTCCAGATAGTGCTTTAGTAGTAGTCATAGGACACTTTCCTTTCTATGATATATACAAATTGTACACTAGTAATCTTTATGTAGTAGTAAGCTTACTTTATTCTTGAAACTTAGCTTGTTTACCACGACTTACTTTTGTACGGCTGTTGTTAGAGATCGGCATACGAGAATCTGAACTATTCATTAGCTGGGCATTAACTGCGGCAACCATTTCTCGGCTACGTCCCTCATAAAAGTCTTTACGAGATTCTGCAAGTTCTTTAGGCATCTTTGCTAAAGCTAAGTCTCCACGACAGACTGCACCTGCATATCTTCCTCCCTCTCTCACGTCAGAGGAGTGTAACATCTCTGGAACTTCTTCAGCTTGTACAAATTCCCAACCTTCACCAGTACGTTTACCTACATTTTGGTAATCTTCTTGATTACGTAGAGTAATACGAATCCAGCGTAATGCCATGCCTTCATTAAGAAAACGAGTTATTACTGATGCTGGTATTTCTAGCCAATTAGGTTCTTCAAATACTGTACGCCGTTGTTTAGTTTCGCGAGTTATGTCACTACGTGATTCAGTTCGTGTTGTCATTGTATATCCTTCCACGCTCAATTAACTATAAATTTCTGTATATTCGCCTTCAGCATTATCTGCCTTTAGCTTTTCTGCAGCAAATTTTTCCAAGGGTATCCCCCACTGATTAGCTCGTCTAACATCTTCCGGTGTTAGCTTAACTTTGTTACTCCGTGAGGTTTGCGGTGTGCGTGAAGCACCTGCAACTACTTGGGCAGAATTTGACGGTGTATCCTGCAACCGTGGTGTTACTTCTTTCTCCTGTTGTACAATAGGATTAGGAGCATCTGCATACTTATGAGGAAACTGGTTACGTAACTTATAATCAATCGCTTCATAAAAGTCGTCCTCAGTTGGATCATATCCTTCTGACTTTAGTTCAGCATCTGCAGCTAGTGCTGCTGCTGTCATAATCTGGTCATTACCAAACCATGCATTCTTACTAGCCCAATCTACAGCTTTTGGATCATACTGTGGTGTAGCAGATACATTCTGTTGAGGAGTTTGACCAACAGCTTCAAGCCGCTGATTATATTCCTCCCAAGCACGTTTCTGCTGGTCTACTACTGTAGTCTCTGCATAAGACTTGGACAATTCTTCTTGAGCAGCAAGCATCCGGTCTGTATCGCCAGAATCTGCAGCTTGTTTATAAATCTCTCTTGCTTGTTCAATACGGTTAGTTAGCTGTCCTGCTGTACTATCAATATTATTCTTTAAGCTAGAAGATAATTCCTTTTCTCTTGTTTGAACGGAAGTACGTAGATTACTTACCTCTAAACGAAGATTTTCAATTTCTTCTTCACGTTCTTTACGCTGCCGAATAAGCTGTTTAATACGCTTTTCTGCACCTTTTGTCTTTATCCCCTCTAGTTCTTCGGGGATTTCTGTTTCAGCTTGTAGTACTTCTTCTTCTTCTTTTTCTTCTTTTTGTACTAGTCTACCTTTTGGTTTTTCTTCTTCTTCTTCTTCAATCTCAAACTCTACTTCTCTGGAAGAATTTCCTCCAGAAGTATCTGTAACATCGATTTCTGACCATTCTGATAGGTCTGCTTCATTCTCTTCTGACATATGTATTACTTTCTCTCTTCCTTTTTCGCTAGTTGCGATACTAACGGTTACGACACTTTATTTTTATAGTATATATTAGTAATTCTAATTAGACAAATTAAATGTTGGGTCAAGAGAAGCAGGATTATCTAGCTTCATAATGATCTGGTCATCAAACAATAGTAGCAGCTTGACACCCTTATAAACAAACTTCTGTCCAATTAACTTACCATAAGCTACATAATCACCTTCTTGACACCAAGCACCCAAAGGGAACTTTTCTTTATCGTCATAAGCTAGATCACCAAGTTTAAGAACTCTACCTACTGTAGTAAGATAAGCGATATCGTCCCTAGTTGAGTCAGGAAGAAGAATACCGCCCTTAGTTTTATTCTTAATAGATACTGGTTGTACCAGTACGTAATAACCCGGTAGCTGTGGTAAGTCTTCTTTTTTAATTTCAACTCCCTCATCTGTAATCCAATCAGAATTAGAAATTGCTTTACCTAATGTAGCTACTTGCATTTTACTTTTTAATCCTCTTCATATATACGAGTTTTAACGATATTGACGAGATTATCTTTTGATAATTCAATCCCCTCAATTCTACCAACTATCTGGCGATAATCAGCATAACTCGAAGCACTGCCGTATGCAAGTAAATTTTTTAGTTCTTCTATTTGCTTATCGTATTCTTGTGTTAGCTCCTCCCATAAGGTCATTTACTTTGCTTATTACTTTCCTTTACAAAAGCTGTTACCATATCGGCAGCTTTAATCATTTTAGTTGTGTCTGAAGATTCTTGAGACTTAGCTAGCTCCATAATAGCATCTAAGGCTGCAATAGCTTTCTTTGCATTACGATCTTTTTCTTTTTCTTGAATACCCGTTGAAGTCTTAATACCTTCTTTCATCATATCAATTTGAATCTGAGCTTCCTTCAGATCAAGCTCACGATTCTTCATTGCAGCTTCTACACTTTCTTTAGCTGTCTGTGCCTGTATCTTAGCTTGTTCAATCATTACACGCTGCTGTTCAATCTGAACCATCTGTGCTTCAGGCGAACCTGCTTGCTGCATCTGTGCTGCTGCCTGATTAGCTTGAGCAACCTGCTGTGCAGCCATAGCCATAACTTGTTCCATGACTTTTGGATCATTAGGATCGACCTGACCTGAAGCAACAGCCTCTGGACCATACTGCTGAATAATCTGGGCTGCAGTACCGTGTAGTTGTTCCTGATACTTCATAATTATATGCTCTTGCATATTAGCTTCAATAACAGGAGCAATACGTTGCATTAATGGATTTTTACCATTCTGAGGGTCTTGCATATATGCAGTCTTAGCTTGAATATGTGCATCATGGTTCTGACCCATAAAGGCTTTAATTGGTAGACCTTTGACTGCAGCCATAATATCCAAGATTGGATCAAGAGGAACAGGGGAAGGTTTACTGGGCATAATCTTATCTAGATTAGGTACATTAGCTGTCTGAAGAATAGAACGATTAAGTTCTTCCATATCGAACATGCCGGGTGGTGACTGCTGTGCTAACTGTAGTGCCATCTGAGACATCATCATGCGATGTGCGTTAGACGGAATGTTAGGATCAGATACTGGAATAATGTCAACACGACCATCAAAATCTGTCTTATAGATTTTTAGACTATGTTCAGGAAGCTCACACATAGACTCTTCTGGAAGGTATTCGTAGTTAATACGTCCCAAGATTTTAAATTCGTCTCTTTGTGCTTTATGTAGGCGCTTATGGATAGCAGAGAAGAACTTGCTACTTGCTTCCAAGAGAGCCATAGTTGTTCCTACAGGACCATAACTAGCTCCATCAGAGATAACCTGTTCTGTACTATCAGCAAACTTTTGTGCTGCATTAGAGACAAAACCAAGCATCTGGAAAAGAGTCTGTGATGGTTCTTTGTAGGGAAGAGGAATGATCATTTTAGATAGATCATTACCTACAGCCTCAACTTCTTTCCACTCCCCCGGAGCAATCGGGTCATTATCTCCTACTATACGTAGACCTTTAGCCTTAAAACCGCCGGGTAGGTTAGCAAACTGACCAGCATCGACCAGACCACGCATTGCTGCTGTAGCTGTCATTGTTAGATTGCCGAGGAAGTGGATTAATCCCAAGCCATAAAAACCAAAGCCGGGAACAAAGCGATAGTGAGTAAAGAATATTTTCTTTTCACGTCGCTTATCTTTAATATCGTAGTTACGACGTACAGACAGAACCTGTCGTGATTTATAATCAATCGTAACAATGTAAGGTAGAGACAGACCGTCATCCTCTTGGAAAGGTTCTGGGAGGTCCAGATAGCAGTGCTGTTCTAGTAGAACATACTGTGGGTCATGTTGTGAAGAAGGAGAAAGACCCAAGATCGTATCCATCTTCTGTGCCATTGCCGATTGGTCTGGCATAGAAGCTTCTGGTAAGTCAACGTCGGCATACATACCTGCGACTGTATCACGTTGCATTTCGATTGGACTACGATAAATCACATGAGTATAACGATCTGCTCTTCGCAGGTCCGTAGCGTAGTATGAGATATAAAATTGATCAATAGGAACAAACTCAGAGACAGGCCGATTAAGGCTCTTATCAAAGTATGTCTTCTTGAAAGCTGAACCAATAAGGGGTAGGTGGAACAGCATACGTTCAAATTCGTCAAAGTATTCACCCATCTGATCTGTGATCTGATAGTTCATAAATGCTTTAACTCGTTCAGCTTGAGCTTCTTTTTCTTCTGTCTTATCACCAATGATCTGGGATTTAACAGGACCGGCAGGAGGAAATAGCTCCTGTGTTGCTTTAGATTGGAACTTAACGGCTGACTCAATAAGGATCGGATGTACTGCTGTACATGCTCCTTCAAAGGGTTCTGAAGCTTCTTCTAGCTTTAGACCGAGTAGATCAAAGCCACGCTCAAACATACTTTCCCATTCAGAACGAGAGTCTTTGTCAGCTTCAAAATTTTCAATAACCTTATAGGCAATATCTTCCAGAAGATCGTCATCCATATCATCTGCTAGATTACGATAGAATTCTTCTGGTTCTTCCTTCTGCTGCACTTTGGATCGTTCATCTTCTGGTGGTTTAAACTCTACAACTATACCACCATCTTCAGGATCAACCTCCATGAATGCTTCATTGCCATCTTCGTCTACACCTGTAGATGACTCAATTTCAATAGATAGTTCACCCATTGGAATTTTATCGAAAGGATTACGTTCTGTTGCCATGTTTTTATATTGCCTTTAATTGATAATTAGCATATGGGTTACGTTCTACTACAGAACCACCTTGTTTTTTCTTTGCTGTTGTTTTTTTATTTTTTAAACGCGAATCAGGTTTAGTTGAAATAGATTTAATAAATTCAGGGGGTACTCCACCCTCAATGCTAAATTCAGTTTTAGCGTAATAGGGTAAATTTTCTTTTTTATCATAAGGTTTAAAGTTATCTTTAGCTTTAGGATCAAGAAGTTTAGATATACTGTAGTTACTTTTTTGATCATTTATATTTTTAAATATGATATCTTTTGGAACTTCAATTTCTAATAGTACACGATTTTCCATAGGATTGTGTTTAGCTTTTTTTCCTATCTGTCTAAAAGTTTTTTCACCCCCTGTCATAGACGCATAACCTATACCTGTATCTGGATCAGGACTTAAAAATGTTTTATTAGATGCGTCAGGAGTTAGTCCTTCTTCTTTTATTCTTTTTAAATTTTTAACATTTGTCCCATGATAGAGTGTTACAGTATCTTTTGTATTTAAATCATCTAACCACCAAGATTCTCTCATTTTTGGGAATTTTTTTTCTACAAAATCTACAGCTTTATCTGAAATTTTTTTAAATTCATTTAAAGACTGTAACATAGCCTCTGCTTCTTCAGAATCTTTAACAGTATAAAATTTTCTAGTACCTTGAAGCTCTTCTACAGGTATTTTGTTACCTTTTTCATTAAGCAGTTTAACAGTAACAGGAACTTCTTTATCACCATAAAGATTTTCAACGGCCTTCATTCTATGTCTGCCTTCCTGTCCGCCAGTAGGTACAAACTTTTTACCATTCCATTGAAGGGTCATCTGAGGTGGGGCGATGTCTTTACCTTCTTCTAACTTTTTAGTTAAAAATTTAATATTTTCTGGATTAAGTTTTTCTTCTGGTACTAAACTTGCATACCTTTTAGGAGTCATTGGTATTGGTATAGAAGAGAAAGTGTCTGTAGCCGCTTCAGTATTTCCAATAGCATCTGGTTTTCTTGAGAAAATATTGTCTATAGCTTTTTGAGCAGAGGACTTAACTCCCTCTTTTACTCCTCCATAGCCTTTTTTTGCTGCTCTCATTAAAGTTCCTGAAGGAACGAATGGAAGTAGTCCTGCAATACCTAATCCTGCATTAGTCAATGTCGGGTCTTCTATAAAAGTTTTAGTATCAGCAGCAAAACCAACAATATCTCCTAAGACTGGAAATGGTGCTGTAAATAAAGCTGCTTTATCTAAATTGGACATACTATTATATGTATTAGAAATAAAGCCAGCTAAATTATCAAGTCCAGCACGCATGTCAATATCTTTCGATGCCTTTCCCGCTATTTGTTCAGCAGGAGTACCTTCGATACTTTGAACTGTTTGTCTAAGACGATTTGCCATAATAGCAGATACTTTACACCCTATACTTTCTATTAAGTATGTACTATATCATTAAACTCGCCAGTATGCAACTCTCTTTTGTTTGCGCCGAGGGTTTTCGTCATCTTCCCAATCTTTATCCTCAGTATGCTCTATACGCCAGCTTTCCTTGAGATACAATGCAGCCATAGTTAGTGCATCAACCTGATCGTCATGGGGTGCATAAGGAAAAGTAATTACTTCTTCTGCTAATTCATCTGCCCACTGTTTATTCTCCGGTAAGAAAATTCTACCTGACTCAAAGAGAGGGGTGACAGCGTGAAGTCTTGATGTCTTATCTTTATCTGGCATATACTCCAATACTGGTAGACCTGACCTTCTCATGTCCTGTATCAGAGACTGCCCTGAAGCTTTCTTTTCTACTAAACATATGTCAGGCTTGTGTGTTTTGTATTGTTCTTGTGCAATACGTCTTAGATCAGGATACTCATACCTTCCACGCTTACTCCCTAAGAGGATCATATTGGCTACTACCTGCTCTAAGCCAGTATCTTGATCCTCACTTACTGAGTGAAAGATGCCCCATGTCTGTATGACACTAAAATCAGCAGTATTACTGGTGGAAAAGGCTGTATCATATGTTTGTATTACAAACTCACATTTTGGTGGTTCATCTTCATCCCACCACTCAATCCAGTCCTTCTTTACAATACCACCCTCATCTGGTGTGGGGTTCTGCATGTAAAGACTTTCCCAGTACTTTGATCCATTAGTTGATCTAATCTCTAGCTCATCTAGACGTAAGACATCGTTCGTCTTCCATTCAGGGAAATAGCTGCTACCTACGGGTAATCCTAGTAGTTCAGAGGTAGGCTCGTCAATCCAAGCAGGAATTGAAATAACGTGCCAACGCTCTGATTCTCTCAGATCCATCTTTTCTTCTTGTTTTAGTAACCAGCCACATAGATCGTCATAGTGATATCTGGTATTAATAATAATAATTCTACCGTTAGGCATTAGGCGTGTTCGTAGACCTGACGGCCACCACTCCTTGATGTACCGCCTACCTGCATTAGAGATTGCATCTTCTTCTGACATTGCATCATCCAAGATAGCAATGTGTGCACCACGACCTGCAATCTGACTACGTACACCGGCAGCATAATAAGAACCACCGCCTGATGTCTTCCACTTACCTGCTGCTCTTACGTCTTGTCTTAGTAGAACTCCATTGAATACCTTCTGGAAGGTATCCTCACTGACTATATCCCTTACTGATCTGCCGAAGTCACTAGCTAGCTGATCAGAGTGACTGATGGACATAATCTCGTGGTTGGCATGCTTACCAATATACCAAGCAGGGAAAAGCTTAGAACAAATAACTGACTTAGAAGACCGGGGTGGTAGAAAGACCATCAGACGTTTAATCTCACCTGATTCTACCTTCTGTAATTTTTCTGCTATCAGCTCAATATGCTTCCCCATAACGAAGTCGGAGACAAGAAGAGGAGCAAACTTCTTAACGAAAGACAAGAAATCCTCATTGCACTTCCTATTTACTAGCTCTTTTAGATTATCTCTTACAGACATCAGAACATTGAAGTTTATTTCCTCATGCTGTTGTTCTGCTGACTCTAGTTCTCTAAGAACAGATACCATTATTTTACCTTTTTTTTTTTGGGCTGTATTTTTATTATTTATATTATTTTATTTATTTTATCATATTCCTATTGCAAAGACAACGAAAATGTGATACCCTAATCTTTAGATAAGGCAGAAGAACTTATATATAGTAGTATATAGTAGTA